GGGCCAAGAATAAAAGTTAATTCTTTGAGGTCTGTTGATTGAGGGCCGAACAGTGCGTAGTATTTAGGTGTGGCTGTATCTGTTGGTGTTGGGTATGCCTGACGGATAAAGTTCACATCTTTGTTTAACAAATACTCATAAGCGCCAGTTGCATCAATAACAGCCATTGAATACACAGCGAGAAAATCAGTTGGACAGGCCAAATACTTGTTTCCCGATGTTGCTGTTCCTGTGACATTTTTGCGGATAGATGGGAATTGAACCGAGTTGTATATACGCTGTTCAGCCTGCGTGATAAACGTGTTAATCTGCGTAGTCGCAGAAACCGTACTACCACTTGCAAGGTATACATCGGGAAACTGATTTTCCGTGTACGACTGAATCGTGTTATACAACGACGTGTAATTCATGCCATCGGGCCTCTACTCATTAAGCCTTTGGTCGCCGCACCAGTACCACGCATTTTGATGCCGTCAGTTTTGATAGGCTCATCACCAGCAGACTTACTGATGTTGCCAACAGTCACGTCATAGGTTTCAGCCTTGCTGCGGTTAGGAGGAAAGCCGGGGTTTGTACCAAATTCTTCAGGAGCTTTGGTCATTTTTTTACCAGACATATCGTGCGGTTGTGCGTAGACGCTGGCTGGGCCAACTTCTTTGCCGCCTTTTTTCATGCTGAATTTAGCCATTATTTGCCCCTTTGATTGTTGGCGCGAGCTACGTTGCGACCAACCGCACGCATTTGCTGACCAGTAGGGCCACCTTTTTTAAGCTTCAAGGATGTACCCTTGCCGCCTTTGTGTTCTTGCGTATCGTGCTGCTTGAACGCTTTTTTAATTAACGCAACATCTTGTTTTTTGTCTGCTGCCGCTGATTCCATTTTTGCCATGATCGACTCCTTATGTCGTTGCAACTGTAACTGTACCAATTATCACTGCCATTGCCAAATAATTTGGGGTCAAGAACGTGTCAAAGCTTGATGCTCCGCCAACTGGTGCCCATCCCCACTGATAAATCCGGCTACCACCCCCGTTATACCCATCTGCCAGCAAGCCAGAGACTTGATAACTCAAATCAGGACGCGGATCACGCACACCTTGCGGGTCATCCACTGGATACATACCCAACTGGAGCTGTGGATGGTCAGGATCCCAGCACTGAGGGCACACTTTCAAGTCGTACGTCTTGGTTTTGACAACGAGCTTTTTAAGTAACGTCAGTTTGTACCGAAACCCGCAGCGGTCACACTCTGCAATTGAGTTCTTGCCAGAGGAAAACCGATTACCCATCAGCCACCCCCAATGAACATCTGTCTAGGCACGAGGCGCAACGCGGCGCGTTCCTGATCTTCGTCAGCCGCAGTCATCCAAGCCTCGTCGTATTGCGCTTTTAACACTTGCAACCGTTCCATGCCACCGGGCACTTTTAAAGCCACGTAGTAGGCCAATCCAGCCACCATACAAGGCACAAAACGAAACGGCACGTCCATGACATTCACACCATTACCAGCATCCTGCACGCGACGCATGCGCCAGTACACAAATTGATAGGTCTGGGAGCCATCAGGCGTTGGCCAAACGGTTATTCGGGGAAGGTTGGGGACATATACAGCTACACCAGCGGTGTGGGCTGCGGCAGTCGTGTTGTTCTGAGCGCGAAAACACCCACCCAAATCGTAACCGTCCACATAGGTATAGTAAATTGTCTCTGTACCCAGTGTGATGTAACCTGATGTGGCCAAACCAACTGTGCTGGAGAGGGTTATTGTGGTGGCTGTTGACGTGATGGTAGTTGCCAAAGTCACGTTAGCAGGGGCGTTCTGGCCGTCCAGACGCTGATACCAGACCTGAATTGGTCTGGATTGATTCAGCTTGTTGGGGATCGTAGCGTAAGTAGACACGCTGATGCGTGTAATTGTTAAATCTGCTTGTGTTGCAGTTACGTTTGAGTTGGTTCGGATCACATGATCCAACAAATCCACTGTATCGGTGGGAATGGGGTAGGTGTTTAATCCTTGGGTAAAAGTAATCGTACCCTGCTCAAACGTCCACATGTTGATGCCACGGTTTGCCCAGTCAGCAAACAGTAAGTTTAATGATCGACGAGCCGTTTTAAGGTCATAACCCGTACGCAACTCTGAACCAGCACGCTCAAACGCTTCCTCCACCAACTCGGTGAGGTCTAAATTAAAGCCTGTTGATCCAGAGGTGTTTGCCATTATTCTTCGACTGCTTTGGTTTTCTTAGCTTTTGGAGTCTCAACCACCACTTCAGGCTCCACAACCGCCGTTTCTGCTGGTGCAGGTTCCACAACCGCCAAAACAGGAAGTTGATTTTCAAGTTTAGCAATTAAAGCTTCAATAGATGCTTCGGTAGAACCAAACATAGCAGTATATGCCGCGCCCTTAGAGCGTAGTGCGTCAAGAACAATTTGGTCTTCTTCGTGAGTTAAATTGAATTGAGACATGGTGTTTCCTTATTTCATTTTCTTGAGGGTTTGCGCAAGACGGGCGCGTTGTCCCATTTTGCCGGGGGCTTTTGCAGCCTTGGCCAGTTTACCAGCGGGTATAGGTTTGTCACCCTTTACACCCAACGATGCACGCAGTGCTCCGGGCTTTTTGATTGCGTTTTGAATCCACTTTTCGGCCACTATCTGTACCCCGCTGTTTTCTTTGCTATGTTTTTGGGTTGAGCCACAAACTGCTTACCCGCTGCTTTACCTTTGCGCTTGGCCTTTGTTGTCGCCGCATATTCTGCGGGAGATAGGGATTTAATTGCCGCTTCTGGCAAGTACCGCTCACCAGTTTTAGAAGATGGCTTACCTGATTTGGTACGCCACTTCTGGTCGCCCCAGTTTTTTAAAGACTGTTGCGGCGCTTTCAATCTCTGTAACCCCCACCCGCTGCCTTGTACTTCTTAGCAACAAGCTGTGCTTTCCTTGCTGACCACTGACCAGCACCTGTGCCCTGTGTTGCTGCGGCTTTGACTTGAGACACAATCTTCTTGCGAAGGCTTGGTTTTGTGTAGTTTCCCGCAGCATTGACACTTCCACCCCCTTTGAATTGGGTAAAATCGGTGTTGTCCCGGCGTGCTTTTCTTACGCCTTTGGGCATTTTTGAGGGGTTGATGTCACCCATGCCGCGTGAAGGTCTCATGATTTAGCAGGCCATGCCGCCTTTTTTCATGCCCTTGTTACCGGACATGGTGATTTGCGTGCCTTTAGTTTTGCCTTTAGAAGCAATACCGTCAGCCGCGCTTGTGTAACCGCCAGCAGCCATCTTTTTCATGCCGCCTTTTTTCATACCCATCATTTGTTTTTTGTCCATAGCCATGTCAGCTTTAGAGCCTTCTTTCATGCCTTTTTTCTCGACATCTTTGCCAGATTTTTCAAATTTAGCAAACGGGTTCATTTTCTTTGTAGCCATATCACCACCTCTTTTAAAAGTTTTGCCTTTGTCGGCAGTTGAAAAATCCTTGCCCACAGACTGCGGGACTCCGACTTTCTTGGCAAACGCTGGATTGTGGGCCACCGCTTCCATGAAACTGTGTTGTTTTTTACTTGTGCTCGGCATTATTTTCCCGCTTGAATAAGCTGGTCAATTTTTGCTTCAAGGCGGTTAAACCGCTGGTCAATGTGGTCAGTAACTCTTTGTACTTCTGAATTAGTTGCATAATCACGGGCCATCTCCTCACGGGTTGTGTTGAGCAAACGCTCAACTCGTTTGACATCCTCAAACTTCTCTTTGATAAAAAACCACAAAGCTCCCATCAAAACAGAAAGTCCAGCAGACCAGATAGTGTTTAAATCCATTACACAAACCTGCCTTTCGTTTTGCCTTTGGTGGCGCAACCATCGGCTTTGGTAACGTACCCACCATCAGCACAATTCCAAGCTCTCAAAGACTTGTTAATCCTCGAATCCGGATCGCTTGCGGTCTTGGCGCTCGTGAGCTTCGACTTCATGCCTTTCATCCGGGCGCAGAAAGAGTCGCGCCTGCTGCCGCCCTCGGGTTGCGGAGGTTTCAGGTTGTGTCCTTCTTTCTTCGCAGAGGCTCGGCCTTTGGCGTTCAAGCCGCCGTTGGGTTTCTTCCCTTCCTTGCGTTGCCATGCTGGAGTTGACATATTAAGCCTGTGCTTCTTTACAAGACAAACGAGTGTACACACTTGGTGTTGACAAACTAACCACGTTGGTAGCGCAAACATACAAAACATCAGGGCCATCTGGGTA